TAGACCTTGTTATCAGCCATGAGATTGGCTGAACCATCCACAAGGAAACAAATATAAGGTGGCGCTGGAATTGGATTGGTTGGCGTTGCTGTAAAATGCGAATAAACCACAGGATAACCTGTAGCTTCAAGGATTTTTGTTAATTCACCTAATGTCATTGCCCGACCGCCCTTTCAATACGTCTTGGCAATTCGTCAATTACATACTCTTCAACTGGACGAATATGAACTTGTGCTGGAACTCGACCACCACCGACTTTGGCATGTCCCTTTTCTAAAAGATGCGTTAATTGTCCTTGCGTATTATGAAGGATAACGCCATTACCTTCTTTTTTCTTACGCCATCCTTTACGATAAGCACCTGTTTTTTTAGGGCTATTTTGCTTTAACTTACCTACAGCAATATCTCCTACTTCATCAATTTCATTTTCTAAGTTTTCTTCCACAATATTCGCATATCTTTGTAATTCTCTAGCAAGCTCACTCGCAAAATCATTCATATCAAGTATGCTCCTTTGCGATAATAGTCAATGTTTGATACATTTCATCGTCATTCATTGGCGGTTCGACAATATCAAAGATACGATTTTTCATATTAACTCGCATTTCTTCTGTAATTCCTGATGTATAAGGGATTACAAAACGATAGATCCGAGTAGCTTGTGAAGCTGAAGCTTCAATATACTCAGACCCTTTTACCGTTTTTATCATTGACCATGCTTTTTTAACTTCTTGCCAAGATATTTCGATTACTTGGTTTAATTCATCTTTTATTACTACAGGTTGTTCAATGCTAATTCGATTTCTAAAATCACCGGAATTCAGTGGTTTTTTGTAGTGAAAAGGACGCATATTAATCACCGTCCAATTTTATTTCTTCTAAAGCTTTTGCAATGCCAAAACTATTAATTTCGGTTAAAAAATTCTTAGTAAAATACTCAAGTGCATCATTGTAAACATAACGAGAACGCTCAAAAACTAATTCTTTGAACGTCTCATCTTTGGTTATGTCATACGATCCACATACTTTTATTAGAGCCTCATTGGATACAAAAAGGATACGTCTTAGGTTATCGTCTTCGTCATCACCTAATCGCATCCTATCTTTGAATTGCTGTAATATTTCATTTGAAATTACTGTATCCATTCACATCATCCTTGTGTTGGTGGCGTTACTTCTTCAAGTTTCAATGTGTAAACTTGTGAAGTGTATTTATCCTTTGGTTTACCTGTAGCATATTGTTTAGCAATATAAACTGTCGCATCTTCTAAAGCTAGTGTTTCTTCATATTTTTTGATTGGCTCTGTTCCACCCATCGCTGCAACATATTGACCCTTAACAAAGAATAATACTTTCCCTTGAGGTACAAACACCGATTCTGTAAGGATCGGATTAAATGGCAAGCTTGTTACATATACTCCAGCCGCATTTTGAATTGTTGCGTTCGCTTGAATATCAAAAGTATCAAACGGATTAGTTACCATTACTACTTTACCAGCAATATTTTTTGGTCGATCTGCATCCGAACCATCAGCATTTAATTTTTTAGCTAGTAGTTTAACAACACTTTTTAATTCATTGATTGTTTTACGACCTGGTTCGAATGTTAAAGTGCCTACTGGCTTCTTATCTGGATATACTCCATTCACAACACTTCCACTTGGATCTTTTAATAACCCGATAGGTTCATTTTTACCTGTACCAGCTACAAATCCACGTTCTAAACCCACTTTCATTGCCTCTGTAATCATTGTACGAACATAACGTTCTACCCATACCGGTCCAAGTTTCAACATGTCGTTTGCTAATGGAATAAACGCTGTTAATTTAAGTTGTGAAATGCTATCTTTACGGAATGTAGCATTTAGTTGCCCTTTAATACCATCAAATAACGGTCCCCATACTGCTGCACCCTCTGGATCGCCGTAAATGAATTCTGTTACAGCCCCTAAATTTTCTAAACCAATATGTTGTAATAAAGGATGATCTTCAACTAAATCATCAAAGATTCGTTCTTGAGTTGTTTTAGGTAAAGTTTCAGTAGACTTAAAGCCACCTTCTTCCACAACTGCATTAAAGAACTTCATTTCCTCGCTTGTTAATACATTAGCGCCGCGAGATTGCATAATAGAACGATCTACCATTGATTCATTCACTTGATTTAAGATATCTGAACGAACATCTGTAGCAAGTGCTTCAATCATAGAATTTAATGCTGCCGATTGTTCTTCTGTTGTACCTTCCTGTGTTGCTTTCGCAAAAGCTAATTTCTTCTCTTCAAAGTTATTGAATTTAATAACCATATTTTATTTTCCTCCTAAAGTTAAAAAGAGCTTACTCAGATTCTGCTTTGTATTAACAGGTTCTGGAATAAGCTCTTTGGGATTTGTATTCGTTTGTAAATCATTCAGGATTTCACCTTTTAACCCTGATAATGCTGTATTTAAATCTTCTTTTGTAATTCCTTGACCTTTTCCCATTGTTCCATTTCTAAAACCATCAATTACTTTCTGCGGGATCATAGTAGAAGTGGCACTTGAAGCTGTCATTTTAACTGGATTCTCCATGAACATGATTTCATCTACAAAATTATTTTCTAATGCTTGTTGTGGACCCATCCAAGTCTCTTCAGCCATCATATTAAGTAGTTCTTCTTCTGATTTACCACTTTTAATGACATAGGCGTTTACAATTGCTCGATCTGTTATTTTTAACATCTCAGCCGCCTTTTCCATGTCACGATGATCACCACCATTCCACATAGAAGCATTGTGAATCATGATTTGTGCTGTTGGAGAAATTCGGACTTTATCGGCAGCCATTGCAATAAATGATGCTGCACTTGCTGCTAAACCAACAATTTGAACTTCTACATGACCAGGATAATTTTTTAATGCTGTGTAAATCTCTGAACCTTCATTTACATAACCACCAGGACTATTTATTGATACAACTAATTCCTCGCCATTTGCATTTTCAAGTTCTTTTGAAATCTTACTTGGGCTTGTAGCATCCATTTCAAACCAATCATAAATCCAAGCTTCATCATTAGAAATAATCGGTCCTTTCACGTCAATTTTCACCGTCATTTTCTTTCTCCCCTCCTTCAGATTCATTTAGTTTTGTATAGTTCTTCGTAATATGATGGATATTTAGGTTTGGATCATCAGAATCTTCATAATCTACTTCTGATCGAATCTCATTTCCTGTAAATGCACTTGAAGAAATGAGTTTATCAATACTTGTCGCAAGATCAAATATACTTTGATAGGAAACAGCCTTAACCTCAATTCTTCGTCCCAAAAGATATTCACTCATTTCAAAGAATTTAACGTTCGCTTCATCAGATAGCTTTTTTAATAATGGCCGTACTGTAAAAAGCATATAATTTTTCGTTTGCTTTTCTACATCAGCCATTTCTCCATATATCAGAGCTGTTGGAATACCAAATGCCATAGCTACTTGATTTAAGAAACCATTTGTTACTTTATTGATTTCTTCCACACTTGGGCCATTCGCAACACCGTTGTATATCTCGTTATAATTAATACCCTTTTGTTGTGGGACAATAGCTATATCTTTTGAGCCAATCGACTTATACATGTTGTCTATAAACTCTTGTAATTTCGCTATTTGTTCTTCTGTTTTAGCACCAATCATATCCATATCAACCGTGCCACGAACTTGATTTTTACGCTTCTGTGAGTTTAATATCCTACCAAATAAATCTCCGTAATCCGCAAATAATCCATCGATAAGTGGAGATAATTTATCATTTCGATACTTTAAGTGAATTACTTCGCTTTGTTTAAAACTTCTCTTAAACGTGTAATCTTTTACTGTTACATCTGTGAAAGCATCTTCATATACAGCATATTCGTTATGCTGAAATCCATCGGCAATAAGTAAATCACCATCATCAGCTTGTATGACTAAGCATTCATTATCATAAATAAGTTTACGAATAAATCTTTCCCAGAAGGTACTTGCGGTCATATTCTTATTCGGTCTAACGTTTAGTCGATAATAAAGCTCATTCTTCTCAAATGTTTTACCGTTTCTTACCCTGAATTCAGATTGACTAATCGTTCTTCCTAGAAAAGATACGCATGTATCAAGTGCTAATCGTTTCATGTGAAGCCTATTTGCTGTATCAGCAATCAAATCCAGATCTAGCATAAATTCTAGTTCTTTATTTCTTTTAAATACTGAACCTAACCATCCAATGGTTATCACCCCCCCTTTATTAGAATTTAATGTTACCTATAACAAAATCAGTTGCTTCTTGTATCTCATCCGCACGATAAAGAGCATGAACAAAACACTGAAACCCATCTGTTTTTCTACGTACAGGTTCTTTCTTTTCATATATTTTATTTCCATCACCTTTGATAACAACCAACACATTTTGCGTATACCAACGCATTAGCGGATTATCATCAAAAACAATTTGTTTATTTGCAAATGCCATTTCAATACGTGGAGCTAATAAACTATGAATTGCTTTTGGGTTTCGTATAACTTCTATTTCAAACCCCTCTGCTACTAATAATGGCCTTATTGCTTCCATTCTGAAGTTATCAGCTATAATCTTTTTAACCCCATATTGTTCTCGCATTTCTACAAACCAATCAACAATATGCTGAGGATTAATAGTCGGTTCATCCACAACCGTTAGTAGTCCTTGCTCTTCCCATTCTTTTATTGGAGCAAATTTTTGTTTTTTAAACTCACCTGCTTTTTTAGAATATCCATAATAGATATCAACAAATTCTTTTCGAACAAAGGAATGAGTTTTAAAAATGTACTCCCCATTTTGTCTAAATAAAAGACCACATGCTGCAAAGTCTCGAATACTTGCAAAGTCTAATGCCCCTATGCATTCTTGAGCATATAAATCAGGAAATGGACGATTTGTAGCAAGAATTTCTGACCATTTCGCAACAGATCGCTCCAAATTTGTAACCGGCAAGTTCATTCGTTTTGTCATGAACTCCTCTCGGTTGCTTGGATCATCCTCTAAATCCTCATATTCTTCTTTTATCGTTTCAAGTAATCCCTCAGCATACTCACTTAATGGATCAGATAACATCGGATTCGCCATTTCCCAATTATCGATATCATCGACTTCTTTTTCATCATTTAATTTACAAATGAACGGAAAGATAGCATTTGGACGGGCTTCACCATTTAAAACTTTCATTGCTTTTTCTTTTTGCTTATCTAGAAATCCATCTCGTACATACCCGTCTGTACCAATGTAAAATTCACGTGGGTTTTTCTTTTTCCCTAAACCACTAATGTGGACTCGAACATCTTTATTACTTTCATATTGATGTATTTCATCAAATACAACCGCGCCATCACGCAAACCATCTTTTGTATCTCCATTAGACGTTCTAAACTTCAATATACTTCCTGTTGCTTTAGAGACAGTTTGGGTTAATGTGGTTTTAAATGCTCGTTGCAATATTTCATTTCGTTTGACGCATTTATGAACTTCATCTGGACTGGTTTTCGCCTGCTCTTCACTGTTTGCAACAACGGAAATGTTATACTCCGTGATACCATGCATTTCACTAATTAAAAAATGAATGATGACTGATATTAATCCGTTTTTACCGCCACCACGTCCTAGCATCCACAAGAATTTACGATAAAATACACGCCCGTTTTTCTTATAAAACAAAAAAACGAATGCTATTAAGAATTTCTGAAATGCTTGCAATGGGAAGTACCATTTCTCTCCAAAACGGATACACTTCTCAATCATTTCATCATCAAAATACAAATCGTCTCTGTTCAAAACATATTTTTCTAGATAGTCAATTAACAGTTCTCTTTCTTTGTTGAACTTTATTTTCCCACTCCTATAAAGCTCAATATATTCATCTACATACTTTTGCCTGATCATATTAAATCACTTGGACTGTATCCCGTATTAGAAGCACCCACTTTAGGAACGAATTTTATATCTCTTCCTAAAGCAATTAAAGAACTGTTAATTTTGTTCCTCTCACTTATAAGAGGGTGGGCTTTAACAAAAACTTGAGAACCATTTTTTACTGTTACAGATTCACCTTCTTTATTAATGGTTTTATTTATTTTTCTAAATGCTTTGACCAGATCAATGTATCTTTCTACTTTTTCAACTTCGACTAAATCTGTGATATCAATACTATTCATGAGCTGTTCTTTTAACCTCACAATACTAACAGCCATCTACCCACCCCCCTTACGTGCGTAAAATCGAAAAAAACCTGACAGTTAACCCCCTCCTCCGGTGCCCCTATGACGAAATTTTGATGAAATATTTTAAGGGGGGGTGTTCTTTTTATTTTATTTTCACCATTTCTCATCATGTTCCCATTTATTTTGTTTCTTTTCATACATTCTTCCATGTTCTTTGTTATGGCAATTTACACAGACTGTTTCGAGGTTGTCTATGTCTAATGCAAGATCAGGATGATGTTCTAGTTCTTTTATATGATGGACAACGAGTTGAATCTTCTTACGCTTTGCACTCTCACTATACTCATTGGTATCTGTTTGAACACGACCATTACGTTTACATTCCTGGCACTCATAGTTGTCACGCTTCTTCACTTGTTCACGTATACTCTTCCATTCACCACTATCATAGAACTTACGCTTCTGTTGTTTGGTCTTGTATTCTCTCATTGCTCTCCACCGATTTGCTTTCATCTAAGAATGAGTCAATTAACTTATTGATTAAACTTATATCAGCTTCTTTCTTTTCGTTTGGTGTTGTGTTCCCAGATAATACATCACCCTGTTTAATAGATGACTGTAACTTTTCTAAAACAACATACTCTTTAAGTTCTTCTTCAGTTACAGCAGAATGAATTGTACCAATAGCAATTGCTTTCTCAAGCTTAGTTAATTGCGTATATTTCACTCCTTATTCTCAAGGAATTCATCTATCGCTTTACCTAACCACACTAATATGCGCTTCTCGTGTTTCCCTTGGTGTCATATCATCATTCATTATATTATGCATAGCAACAGCCTTCTCAAGTTTCTATGGATTAATGTGTTCCTTCACCAATTCCACTCCGAGAATGTTGTTGATTAACTTACCGATAATAACTGTTTGTTCTTGTTTTGTTAGTTTCATTTATCTCGCACCTTTTCATCCGTTATCAAGCCAATTCTTCCTTTACTTCTTTTGTTTTGAGGAATTGGATCATGATTACCAAACAAACTATAAATCCTGTACCCTATCCAAGAAAATAACAAACCAATTCATCCCCTCACCCCTTATCTTTCCTTAACAACAAATAAGAAGCTAAACAGATTCCAGCAACACCTACATTAACATAGTAACTAGCCTGTAGGATGTGCACGATTCCCTTATTTACACATAAGATATTTAAGAATAAATTTGGAGGTTCGCATATGAATACCTATTTAAATAGTTACAATTTGCTCTACAGACAAAATGAAAAATTAATTAGTGATATTGAAAAGGCAATTAATGGTGAGTATAGTGCTATTAATTGTTATGCTAAACTTGCTAATTTAGCCACACACGATAATGAACGTAATCAAATCCTGGAAATCCGAAAAGATGAAATAAAGCATTTTCAACAATTCGTACAGATTTATGTCAGTTTAACTGGCCGTCAACCGCAACCAAAAATAACTGAAAATTGTCCAGATATTTATTTAAAAGGATTGGAATTCGCACTTCAAGATGAGCAACATGCTGTTGATTTTTACTTAGAAATCTCAGATGATACAACTGATCAATACATTAAAGAAATATTTCGTAGAGCAGCAGCAGATGAACAAAACCATGCTGTTTGGTTCCTATATTATTTTTTAAAAGCAAGTAGATAAAAGATAATTTATAAATTTTATTCTTAGGAAGCATACGGCTAATCAAATCACCATTTTGTTCAAAATAAAGAGTCCACCGATTACGGCGGACTCTTTATTTAACTTCTTCAGTAAATTTTGTTCGTATTATATATTATGAAAANNTTTTCATAATATATAATACGTTTCTCTTTAGAATATGTGCTTGTGCCTAATTCCTTTTTAGTATCTTATTTGTACGCTTGCAAAATAAAAAGCACACGAATGGATGCTTTATCATTATTTCACATACACTACTTCTAAAAGGAGTATGTCATGAAGCTTTTGCATAGGTTTTCTATAAAGCACAGCATTTAAAAAATCCCATTACTCCTACTAATTTAAGCACTACAATATGATTAAATTTAAATATATATGCATATTATTAAATTTAAATTATAGATTATACATATATTTAATGAAATACTACACTTGATTCAGTAGCTAAACATAACATGTAGAAGGAAATTTAACTATCTATAAAGAAATGAGATGGATCATTATGATAAGTAATCACTTTAACATCGAAAGGTCGATTGGCTCAGTTTACACACTCTCTGGAGCACAAGCGACACTTCATGCAGTTTATCATCATGCAATGCACTATATGCCGTACTATCCTCCCATCATACAATTTCATCCCCAAACCCACTTCATATATCAAGATATGTATCCAGCTGATTTTACAACAATTCCATTTGGTTCAACTTACTATTTATAAAAGGAAAGCACCCAAATCGTTGCTTTTTCACTTTTTCACACATACTACTTTGTAAAAGGAGTATGTCATGGAATCCCTAAAATATCTACTGACTATTTTTGTTTTAATTATATTTATATGGTTTTTGATTCACTCATAACTACAAAGTCTGATTACAGATTTTTAATGTACTGTCAATATGAACCGTTTAGAATTCTAGAGTCAACATAGTGAGTTGTGTTTTCCGTCACTTCTCACTATACAACTATATCATGCTTAATCCAAAACAACCGGCACATTTCCGGCCAAAAAGCGGTCATAACTCTGCCACTTATTCTTTCTTCTTTAACTATCATTTTCTCTTATGTATTTATTTCTAATGAGTTACCCATATCTTATATTTTGTGTAACTAAGCCAAACGTTACAGCCCTTGATATTGATAGCTTCATAGCACTTTCTCTTTTAAGTTACACAACATAATAAAAATGAGTAACCGTATAGAATAGGGTAGCACCACATGGTCATCAAGTTAAAGGTTTAATGTACCAGCAATTAGGAAGATTTTATTCTGTAAGCTTGATAGTGATAGGATACAGCCAACATTTCGGAAGCTTTGTATGTTAGACGAATTTTAACCTAAAAAAGTCGAATTCTTGTACGTGAAGTGCAGTGATATTTCATTCATATAATCCGTATTATCTGAAGTTAATAAAGTCTGTTACACTCTCTTCTTTAGGAACGTTTCCATAATATCCTTCTTGAACCTTTCATAATCAAAATGAAAAGCTACATTATGCGTTTTATAGCCTGGATTAGTAACAAAACGAAAGTCTGCAATGCTTTGACCAAATCCTTCCCCTTGATCAGGAATTACTTTAATGGGTACCCTTGAAAGACTAACAGCCTCTTGATTCAGCAAATACCACACCGTTACAAAATCATGCATAGGACTTCCACTTATACCAGGATTAGACTTGGAGTAGAAATTATAATAATAATCTAACATGGGTTTGATGATGAGTCCTGCAAGATCCTGTGTATTCCGATGAAATGCATCGATTTGCTGGACCATTTCGGGTGTAACAATCGCATGTTGAGTCACATTTAAAGGAATAACCGTCAAGTTCTTTGCATGCTGCAGAATTAAGTTTGCTGCATAAGGGTCTGAGTAAAAGTTAGCTTCAGCCACAGCAGTTACGTTACCTGGATAGAAAAAAGCTCCCCCCATGCAAATGCATTCTCTTACGTTTCGCATTGTTTCTAAATTCAATACAAAAGTCGTAGCTAGCGAAGAAAGCCTTCCTAAATTGATAATTGTAAGATCTTCTAAATTTGATTCTATAATTTGATAAATATCATTTAAGGGATAAACTGGATATGGAATTTCAGGGGGAATAATAGGTCCTAATCCGACTTTCCCATGTACCTCAGGAAAATACTGAATTAATATACCAGTCAACGGTACAGAAGCACCAAGGAATACAGGTATCTCTTCTCTTCCCGCAATGTACTTCAAATAGTTAATATTCCTTATTACATTTTCTCTTGATACATTTCCATAATCGGCTACAATTCCTACAAGTTGAATGTCTTTACGAAAAAAGGTGTACAGCATAGCAAACGCATCATCAATCCCCAAATCTGTGAACAGGAGAACCTTTTTTTGCATATCTCTTCCTCCAAAATTTATAGAATTCTACTTTCACTAATGATGTAGTGATCAGACTAAGCTTGTATGTATATATTTTATGTATTCTTAAAGAGTGAATTCTATTCACTTGAAATAGCTTTGCTCATCTAGATTTGATATTATGTTCAAGCGTAAGTTTCTGTTCTTAAGTCGATAGGTATGTGATGCTATCCTCGAACTAAAAAGAAAAAGCAATGATTAGATTTTAAACCTAGTCATTGCTTTATCCATTGCATCTTGGTTTACTCCTATATATCTTAATGTTACCCGTTCACTTGAATGATTGAATATCTCCATTAGCAAAGCTATATTCTTTGTCTGCATGTACATATGATACCCAAATGTCTTACGTAATGTATGTGTCCCAATCTCATCTAATCCAAATTCTGCTGCTGTGGTGCTAAGTATTTTATATGCCATACTTCTTCCTATTGGCCGATTCTTTCCCTGCCTACTCTTGATTAAATATTCATGATCTTCCATCTCTTCAATGTACCATTTCAATTCTCTTCTTAATGCTGCGGTAATTTGAATACGTTTCTGCTTACCCGTCTTCATTTCACGCATTGAAACGTGACTTCCCTTTAAATCACCTATTTTAAGCCTTAAGATATCACTTATACGCAACCCTGTGTTAATTCCCACCACAAACAAAATGTAATTACGTTCATTGGTTCCCTTTAGGTATGCTTTAATCTGTTGTATTTGCTCTGGATCACGAATAGGTTGAACAAAGTTCATAGATCCTCCCTCCCATTCCGCTCTTCTGTCTCATATACTTCTAATCTAAGAGCAAAAGCTAGTTTATAAAAAGCATTAGATTTATTTCGTCTATATGTACGTTCACTCATACCAATCTCGTTATAAACCATGTAATCAAAGACTTCTTCATCTTCCAAATATCGTTTTACAATAATGTCTCTTTGATTTTTGCTAAAACGACTTAATGCCTTATCAATTTGAAAAGATAAACGTTGTAATTTCACTTCTCTTTCACTCATAGCAACATTTGCTAAAGCGATATTTTCAGCTGGCTTTCCTACTATATTGGTTGGACCGTGATATCTTACTTCGCTAGATGCCGTGACCTTCATCTCATTTCTAATCATCCCAAATTGTCTATAAATACGAACATTTTCAAGAATCTCTTCTAAACGAACTTGTGTTGCTTTACGATCAATTTTAGGTAAGAAAGTTAATTGCATCATATATAAAAACACCCCTTATTTATTTTGTTAACAAAAAACAAAAAGCGGACACCAAACTACAGAGCAATATCACTAATGCTCTTTATAGTTTGATGTCCGCTGGTTCTTCCAGTAGGACTAAATGTTTAATTGGTATTATTATATCATTTTCTCATATTTTAGTAACTTTCTTATTAGAAAAGGATTATTTCATTAGGTTTTCTATGAATTATTTTCCTCTATCTCTTGGCTTTCTTCTCTTATTTGACCGATTAATGAAACTACTGAACCGACCGCTTGGACCCAACTCCCCGTAATCACTATAAGCTGTCCATCCTCATCATCGTCTTCCGAAATTCCCTCCACTTTATCCCGACTAGCTTTCAATTCATCAATTCCACCTATTGCCTGTAATGAATTACCAGTCGCTTGTAACACATTCCCGACAATGTTATACGATTCATCTATATTGGAACTATCCTCTATTTCCCCACCTATTGATGTAACACCACCTAATGCTTGTATCCAATTTCCTGCAATCACTAATTTTTTTTGTGTTTCATCTTCAAATTCTATAATGAGTCCTGTGAGAACCGTTACATTACCAATTGATTGGATTTCGTTCCCAATCAATTCAAGGGATATTTCTCCTTGTCCATCAGCTTCCAGACCATTCCCCGTTGCCTGTAATACATTCCCCCATACGTTCAAGTCTTTTCTTAATTCGCTGTTCAATCTTTTTAAAGGTGTACTCCCAATCGCAGCAATAATTGTCCCTACTGCAACAAACCAAGCGCCAACTATCTCCTTAATCGGATCATCCATTCTCAATCTACCCCGTCATTAATTTAGTACTTACAGGATATGAATTGGCACATCTTCATGTTAATGGCCTACTTCTCTCCCTCCTGAATAAAACTCAATATTTCGTCGATACTATACATACATCTAGAGTTACATCCCTGTTTGGAGCAGTTAGTTTTTGCTAGCTGCTCTTTATTTTTAAAAATGCACGTAATTGACTGGACACACGTATAATATTTTGTGTTCCTTTCTATATAAAATAAGTTAGTCGTTACAAATGGATAATCTCGTCACGAGAGCATTTTATTAAGTGCTCTATTTATGTTTTAAACTAATACAAAATGAAATTTTTATAAAAGCTTTCTCAACACCCAATCAATGGAAACCTCTTTCCTTTTATGGTAATTTATTGGTAATCCCATAAAGGTTTAGTGTTTCATTAAAAGGACCCGTCCCCCTAATCGGGTCCTTTTAAGCGTTTTCTACTCAAATAGCGTTTTTATTAAAAACTTCTCACATTTAAACCGGACAAGCATATGTTACTGTATGGAAGCTTTCCATTCATAGCATTCTACCTTTCTTATTTGAGAGCACACTTATATGTGTGCTCTTTTTTATTTAAGATAAAATAACTATTTGTTAAAATTCCCGCTTGCCTCTTTTCTTTAATCACATGCTCCATAACTCCAAGTAAGGCATACAATATTAAAAATTTACTCATGAAAATCTGATTACGATTTTTTGAATTTTTTATATCTCATGAGACATTCACCTACCTAATTAGCACGCATACAATATCGTGTGTATTCATATTCAATATAAATTTTAGTCGGAGAGCTCTTTTCAAAGAGCTCTCTATTTTTCAAATCAGGACCTTGTTCTATTTTTTATTTAAAACGTATAAATCAAAATGGTGGTAAGTAATTATCTTGATAATTGAATAACTCTTATTTCGGCACCTATACGAGGTGATTTTTTTTGATTATTACAAAATAACTATTTTATTAAAATCTTCACGAGCAATAACTTCGAATTCTTAGATCAAAATGTACCTCTAGATGATTACAACATATGCTAATTTAAATACTTTCTAGGAAAGTAGGTGCGTACTATGCCCTCAGTTGTAGCAAACCTTGTCGTACAAAATAGTACTGGTTCTTTCAACTTAGGGGATTTTTATAATGTTTCTCCAAAAGAGAATACAAAATCTTATAATGGTTCAGGATCATCAAATGTTGGTTTTGTTGTCAATACCTTTAGCGGTGTTAGCGCAACAAACACATTTGATGCTGATGTTGCAGACCAAAACCAAGTTGGAACAGCATAAATTTATTCACTTTCTCTCTCTGAATAAAACTCAATATTACGTCAATACTGTAGATAGGCTGTTAAACAGCCGGAAATCTCTTATGTGTAACCGTACTGATTGAGACTTCCTTCAAGACTGAGCAGTTAGCTTTTGCTAGCCGCTCTTATTTTCTAAAATTGGTTATATTTACCTTATGTTTTTAACTTAATATTACGTTACAATATAAAAGAGTAGAATATATTGAGCTGTTATACCATTACCCTAGGAAACTAGGGTTTTTATTTCTACAAAATGAAATTTTGGGTTAGTTTTCTTTCCTGCATAATATTTCGATATCCGTTTATACTATAGTTGTATCCTATGCTACTTCTAAAAGCGTACAACGGAGCAGTTAGCTACTTCAGCTAGCTGCTTTGTTGTGCCAAATTAATTTTGGGTTCAAATAATTCACACCTTTTGAAAAATACACATACGATATTACGTATCCTTTTACAGTAATGGTACTGGTCATAAGAGCATCCTAAAAGTTTGCTCTTTTAAATTTAATCTTCTATTTAATCTGTTCACAATTTTATGAGGTAGACATATTATTAACAAGACAAGACATAGTTTATATATAGTGGTGCACAAAAAACTTTGTGCACCATTTTTCATCTCGATAACTTAGTAATTAAATAGCTTGTTTGTTCAAATACTTCACGCCCATGAAAAAATTACTTTTGGTATCACGTACTCTTTTACACTAAGAGCTTTGATCCGAAGAGCACTTATATATAGCGCTCTTTTTGGTATGGAATTTGAAATAAAGGCTTGCTCTTAAAACCTTTTATGTAATTATTATAGGTTTCTTCCTTACACTCGTGTGTCTGTTTACTCATAAGTTGTTAAAGTATAAATATAAATTGGTAATTAATTTATAAGGGAGGTGTAAAAATGAGTAAATTTAAAAAGAATTGTCACATACCCTTTCCATGTTCCTTTCCTTTGCCTCAAATAGGGCCTACTGGAATAACTGGACCTACCGGCATAACCGGAGC